CGCACTTTTCTTCTCCACCACGAACCAATCTGGCTCCCACTCTTTATACTCCGCGTATGCCAACGCTTTTAACTCTGGAAACTCTAGCCTCTGCTTAATACTGTTTAGTAATATTATGGCCGCCTGCTTCTCACCATTCTCGTCGTTTCTGTAGAACACCCCCCACGTAGTCAACGCCGTGAAATCCGCCCGGTTGTTCTTCTCTGCTGCGGCATCCAGCGACATTATTATGTACTCACACACCGGAGGGTCCGCCGCGATGTACTCTTGCCACCACTCCCTCTTTATTATGGCCGACTCCGCCGCCGTGGGCTCCTGCATATACTGCGCCGACCACTGGAATGACGGCATTGACGCCTTAGTTCTCAGCAGGGACTTCACATCCCACTGCTCCGGCCACAGTGACACTACCCTCTCATTCTCCGGCAGGGACCCCGCTGCATCTACTTTCTCTAACAGCGCTGGAAACTCTACTACATCCCACTGGTCTGACTCCGGGTTTCTGACCATATCCTCATGGAGCTTCCCAATCAGGTCATTCTCCGCCCACCGCGTAGCTACAACTGCTACTGATCCCCCGGGCATTAGCCGGGTTCTGGCACCGTATGCATACCAGTCGTAGGCCTTCTCAAACACATCAAAGTTCCCACTCAGAATGTCCTGCTCGTTATGAGGGTCGTCCACCACCAGCAGATGAGCACCCCGCCCGGCTATCGCACCACCTATACCAACCGCGAAATACTCTCCCCCGAGGTTTGTAGACCAACGCCCAGCACTCTTACTATCCGCTGCTAGTGTTACATCTGGAAATATCTTACTATACTCCGGGGACGCTACTAAGTTCCGCACTTTCCGCCCAAAATCCACCGCCAGATCTGACGTATGTGACACCATCATTATCTTCTTGTCGGGAAAATTCCCTATAAACCACGCTGGAAAAAAGATTGATGTTAGTTGTGACTTCCCGAACCGGGGGGCGATTGATACGGTGACTCGATCTTTGCGCCCGTAGGCCATGTCTTCCAGCAGGGCTGCTAGTTGTTTGTGATGAGTACCCACCATGTACTCCGGCATCATCGCCTTAGAAAAGGCTAACAGCGAGTGTCGGCACTCATCACTATACTTCCGGGACGACAACTCAGTAACAATCCGCAGGATGTTTGTCTGCTCTGATACTGAGAACTTATTCAGGTTAGCTAGCAGATGTTTAGCATCTTTCGCTGTTAGTTTCGGTGTCGCAGGTAGTTCACTGGGCATTATCGGCCCCGATATTTTCTACCTCAATGATGTTGTTCAGCTTAGCTCTGAGGAGGTTTTCTAGCTCTGTAGTCCCTTTGTGTTCTATCACGACCTCGTGGCGTTCGGCAAATAGCCCAACATCACTGATCTTGCCTAGTAGTTCTAGGGCTTTAATTCTGTCGCTGGGGCGGGCACTTTCCTCAGACTCTTCAATGAGCTTCCCAGTGACGTAACGTCTTATCTGATTAGCATCCTCAATAAACAGCTCGTCGTACTTAGCTAGTAGTGATTCTAACTTTATAACAAGCGCGGGTCGTTGGAGTTCTAGTTCTGTTGGCACTCGCCCTTCGGCGAATATTTGTCTGGCCCTATCTTCATCTCGTTGGGCTGCGTGGGGTGGGACTTCAGCATCTGCATGGGTAGCTACAGCTGTTTTTGCGGCAGCCAGTATCTTCTCTCTGTCAGAAAGCTTCGCAGGTCGAAGTAGTGGCACCTTGTCTAGATATGGTGTTTTCATGTTGTTTCTCTTGCGCGGGAGCTACCCGTGTACGCCGAGCATACCAGAGTGCTGGCCATAACGCACTACGTTATGAGAATAAATAAAGACTAAAACAGAACATCTCTACACCTGAGTAGGGGACTACTAACTGCTAATTACCCCTTCTAAACCCAGTAAATTCAAGGGTTCCAGAGTTAGCAGTTAGTAGGTACCCCCCCACTACACACACAAATCGGAGTCTAACTGAGTCCCTTAACCCGGAGTCCCAACCTGAACCAAGGGGGGTCGCTTTTCTGAATAAGCCCCTTAACCCCGGAGTCCCAACCTGAACCAAGGGGGGTCGCTTTTCTGAATAAGTTTGAAAACTAAAATTACTCGGCTGGAATAGGCACGAAGTGCTGCGGAGGGACCCACAGCATTTTTAAGGGGGTGGGGGGTGGTTGTTATAACAGTCTAATACACGTTAAAACACGATAAACCTTGCTATTAAGGCTGGGTATGATAATCTATAGGTGAAGTCAGGGCATAACGCACTGGCATAATAGGAGTAGAGCGAGATGAACATAAACGAAAGAGATGAGCGCATTGAACTGAACCGGATCACGTTAGTAGAACTAAATGACAAACGTCGAGAGTTAATGACGTTAATAGAGGCGGCTCAATTGCTTAGCCGCAAGGGTTTAGAGATGCCATTGGTTGGCATTGAAGCGGTACTGGCTGAGATGTTCGAGTCTTACTCGATACTCAAGAACAAATAACCTTAACGCAACATCAACACCGGCGCATGGACGCGCCACCACTTGGAGAATGACATGAAAGTAGAATTTAGATTGAGCGCCATGATGGCGTCGTTCGCTACAATGGCGATGTACGATGCGGAAGACTGTTACGTTGACGTAACAATAGACCCAACTGGAATATCAACGTTAGTTAATAGCGCCGGTAATAAGATAGAGCTAGACTGGAAACGGCAAACGCTAACGTACGATGGTAGCCGTAACGCCCCTTGGGAAGGCTACCTGAACAGTATTGGTACTGTATTTATAGAAGCCGGCATAATAATAAAAGGGTATAAAGATATAGAATTAGAAATAGGAGGTATTCACTCTATCTCAGTACTAGAACCAGCGCCTGAATACAGGCACATACTACCTATAGCATCTCATTTGGCGAATGAAGAGTGGTGGCGCCGGTCGTATCACAAGGACTGGGAGACTGTATCTAACTATAGCGTTAGCGCTGATGCGCCAGCGTTACCATACGATGAACACCCCGATGAAGCATATCGGGCAATCTAACACTAAGGGGCTTAACCGCCCCTTTTTTTTGAAGGAACGGTCATGTTCGCAAAGCAGGGGAGCTTGCGAGCCTGCTTTGTGACCGTTCCCAGACTAGGGTTGGTGAGCGTTAAAACATGATAATAAAGGGTATAACTTGCTATTAACGCTCAATGTAGTATACTGGTCTCAAGGTTAGAGATTAACCGAATACCAGAACATTGTAACGGGCGTTACAATGTCTAAACCAATAAAGGAAAAGTTATGACAACTAAAAATAAAAGCGTGAAAATCGTAGAACCTACGGCTAAAAAAGGTTCTAGTCTAACGGCTAGTATCAGAGAAGCGTTTAACAAAAGCGTTGACCTTGCTATAACATCAAGCGTTGAAGCCGATTTGTCAATGGATAGTCTAACAGTTTTAGTTCAAAATCAATTGAACGCAAACAAGTTAGTTAAAAATAAAAAGGTAGATGGAAAATTACACGCCGTTATACCTTTCACATTATGGGCGGAATATAACGAGATGGTTGAATACCGCCAATTTATAAATGGCGGCTTTACGCTAACAGATGGGGCGATTAGTTCAAGCGATTACACCACGCTAAAAAATCAAACTAGCACCACGTTCAACCGTCTAAAAGTTAGATTAATCACGGCTCAAGATGACAGCAAGGATTCAAAATCATATTCTTACTTTTGGGAAAAAAGTCTAGAAAAAGATTCCGTTAAAAATGAGAAGTTGCGTAAAAACGCGGTTGCAGATGATAAAACGCCGTTAATAGAAACAATGGTTGCTAATGATTGTGATAGCGGCGACTATGAAAAAGGGTTTGCCATTTTGAACGGTGAGCGTGCAAAGAAAAAAGACGGTAAGGTTTTGGGCGTAATAGAACAAAAAGCAATAATCGCCTCAATTAAAGCCGATCAAGTAAAAGCCGATAAAATTCCCGATCAGGAACTTAAAGCCTTTATTAAATTATTCAAGGAATCAACAACCGCAAAGAAAAAGGAATTTATGGTTACAATTAATAAATTAGCGTAGTAGTAGAGCAACACAAAAAGCCGCCTTAATTGGCGGCTTTTTTTTGCCTAAAATAAAGTGACAATATCACTCCGGTGATTTTGTCTGACCGTAGTATGCCTGATGCAGGTGAGTTGGTGAGGTTACACTAAGGAGAGTTTAATCAGGCGTTACCTACCCCCGCATACTACGAGAGTTGTTAAGTTTCAACAGCTTACGCGATTCCTTGGGTTTGTTCCCATTTATTATTGAGTAGCGAGGAACATACCCTACACTTGAGAGTCCTGTTCCCGCACCTGAGGCTTTCTCTTAGAGCCTGCTCACGGGTGATTTTATACTAACCCTACCCAACACACTGGCTTCAGGTTATCGGGCTGTAAGCATACTGCTAGTTTCCTGTAATTGGACATATGACCGTATCCTGCCATAGCTGATGGGCGGCAGGATACGGTCATAGCGTCAAGAGGGGGGTGAGAAAATAATTATCTTTTTTTTACCCCCCCAGAATGTTCTCTATTCGTTCTCTATGTGACATTATCACTCGGGTGATTTTGTCATTTATTCTCGTTTCTTTTTGAGTAAGATAATCCGCCGAGACGCTACATGCCCATGCATACTACGAGAGTTGTTAAGTTTCAATGACTTACGCGATTCCTCAGATTTATTCCTAGTTTTTATTGGGCGCCTGTTACGCCTGTTCCGCCCGTGTTGCCAAAAACAGGAACACGCTAAGTTATTGATTCTATTGGCATAAGTCCTCGAAAAACGTCCGTGTTCGTGTTGTTCTATATATAATGTTAAATAATATAATAATAATAAAAACAAGCCTATAGCCTTTGTATAGTGCCAGTATCGCACCATGCTTTTTTCACTCTATAATTCCTTACTTTTGGACCTCAGGAGGAACAACACGAACAGAAATTCAAAAAAACTTAGGGAATAACCATAAGCCGTTGATTCTAAAGGCCTAAATACAACCCTCCGAACACTTTCGTCGCTCAGGAATTTGGAACACGGGCAGGAACACGCTGGAACACGAGGAACACGGATTCCATTTAACCTTAACACCCTGTGTTGTCAGGTTTTATCAGGTTTTATTCTGTGTTATCCCACATTTCTCTATTTAGCCCTAATTTCTGCCATTTTCGCATCTATCTCAGCCACCCTTTTTTGTGCCTCAAACG